GATGGGTCTTGAGCGCTCATATGCGCGTGCCCCCCTCCCATCCCCCCCCAAGGAAAAAACGGGTTTTCCTGTTTGTGTTTATGCCCTAGGCTGTAAGTATGTTGTTTGCAGTTGAGGGTTGTAATGGTTGAGTCTGTAGTGGTTGATCAGATCTGTGACATGTATGCCAGTGGTGCGAAGTTGGCTGATATTTGTCGCCGTGTGGACATGAGTTTGAGTGCGATACAGCGTGTATTGGGCCAGGCGGCTGACATTGGGGATGCTCGTATGCTGCATCGCCGCAAGATCCGTGGGGAGCGTCGGCTGGAGGTTATTTTGGGGATATTGGAGGCGAGGGAGCCGGTGACGTTGGATCAGTTGGCTATGGGTTTGTGGCTTGAGTATCGACCTGGGAATTGGCGTGTTGTTGTGAGGATTTTGCTGACTCGGCTGCGGAAGGCTGGTCACAAGATTACGTGCAAGTCTGGTGCTTACACGCTGGGGTAGGGTTGATGTTTACCATCAAGCGTTGGCTGCTGCGGACAACGAGTTTGCAATATGGAAGGCCGAAAGTGTGAAGTTTGACCTCGATCATCCCTTAAAGGTTTTGTCTTTAGGAGCTGGCGTTCAATCCACAACGCTTGCTCTGATGGCCGCTGCTGGCGAGGTTGAGCTTCCGGACTGTGCGATCTTTGCGGACACCGGGTGGGAGCCGCGTGCGGTTTATGAACATCTGAACAGGCTTGAAGCGGCATTGCCGTTTCCTGTGCATCGCGTAAGCGCGGGCAACCTGCGCGACGACACAATAAAGCAAAACACCACAACACGTTCCGCCGGTCGTTTTTCCGCAATCCCGTGGTTTATGCTCAATGGCATGGGGCGTCGCCAATGCACCGCTCATTACAAGATTGAGCCGCTGACAAAGAAAATGCGGGCGTTGGTGGGCGCCGTGCCTCGCCAAAGGTTGCCGCATGACTGCGTAGAAGTGTGGATTGGCATCAGCACGGACGAAGCCGCGCGCATGAAGCCATCTCGTAACAGGTGGCAGAAGCACATCTGGCCTTTGATTGATCGCGGCATGTCGCGATGGGATTGCCTGCGCTGGCTGGAAGCGCACGGGTGGAGCGCGCCGAAGTCTTCCTGCATTGGATGCCCATTTCACTCCGACGCGATCTGGCGCGACATGCGCAACAATGCCCCCGATGAATGGGCTGACGCGGTAATGATTGATCGGATCATCCGCGACGGTGGCACGGCGCGTGGCATGCGTAGCCAGCAGTTCATGCACCGCTCCTGCTTACCGCTTGATCAGGTCGATCTTTCAACTGCTGAAGATCGCGGCCAGGGCAATCTGTTCAACATGGAATGCGAAGGGATGTGCGGGGTATGAAGTTTGACCTCGCTAAGTTTTACACCTTCTGTAGTCAGTTGAAGATTGAGACGAAGGAGAAGGGCTTACGGAGGCTGGACACTCTTCTTGGCACTCAGACTTATGTGATGGATGAGATTGCCAAGGGGTTGGAGAATGACTGCCACTTCTTTGTGATCTTGAAGGGGCGTCAGCTAGGGGTGACCACGATCAGTTTGGCGCTGGATCTGTATTGGCACTTCATTAATCCGGGGTTGCAGGGGACGCTGACGACGGACACGGAAGAGAACCGTGAGATGTTTCGCAGCACTTTGGGGATGTATATGGAGGGCTTGCCGCGGGCCTGGAAGATCCCGTTGGACAGCCACAACCGGAACCAGTTGGTTCTGAAGAATCGTAGCCGGTTGTTTTATCAGGTGGCTGGGTTAAGGGCGAAGGGCAGCCTTGGGCGCGGTAAGGCGATCACTTACCTTCATGGCACTGAGACGAGTTCGTGGGGCGATGAAGAAGGTTTGGCGTCGTTGTTGGCTTCGCTCGCTGAGACCAACCCTGACCGTTTGTATATGTTTGAGAGCACGGCGCGAGGCTTCAACCTGTTCCATGACATGTATGTCACGGCCAAGCGGGCACGGACGCAACGCGCGATTTTTTGTGGCTGGTGGCGCAATCAGTTTTACACGGCTGACGCGGACACGCCGGTCTATAAGACATATTGGGATGGACGACTGACGCCTGAAGAGAAGGAATGGACTCGCGATATCAAGAAGTTATACGGCATTGAGATCAATAGCCGTCAGATGGCTTGGTGGCGCTGGAAACTGGCGGAAGGGATCAAGGATGAGGCCCTGATGTATCAGGAGTTCCCGCCGACAGAGGACTATGCCTTTGTCATGACGGGCACTTCCTTCTTCAGCAATTCGCGGTGCACGGACGCTGCAAAGGAGGCCAAGAAGGAAAAGCCTGATAATTATCGGTATGTGATGGGGCAGTTGTTTCAGGACACGGAGGTTATGCGGTCTACGGATCGCCTGGCCACGCTGACTGTTTGGGAGGAGCCAAATGATCAGGCTTATTACGTCATTGGTGCTGATCCTGCTTACGGCAGTTCCGATTGGGCAGACCGTTTTTGCATACAGGTGTTCCGCTGTTATGCGGACGGCATGGACCAGGTTGCTGAGTTCGCTACGTCGGAGTTGAACACCTATCAGTTTGCCTGGGTCATTGCCCACCTTGCTGGCGCTTACAAGAACAGCACGCTGAACCTCGAGGTGAACGGGCCGGGCCAGGCCGTGATTAATGAGTTGCGGAACTTGAAGCGCATGGCGGCGTCTATGGGCCAGGCCAATGGTGCCAGTCTGATGAACGTCCTGGCGCATATGCAGAACTACATATGGCGCAAGAACGATACTTTGGGCGGAGTGTCCAATAGCATTGGCTGGGTTACGACGGGTCCGTCGAAAGAGCGGATGCTTAACTACATGAAGGATTACTTTGAGCGCGGGATGCTCAAGGTGAAAAGCATGGAGTTGATTGAAGAGATGAAGACCATCACCCGCCAGGGCGGTGGCATTGCGGCGAGCGGTCGCAACAAGGATGACCGGGTCATTGCCACGGCTCTGGCTTGTGCAGCCTATGCGGAGCAGGTGCAGCCGCGGTTGATTGCCCTGCGGATGACTAGGGAGATGGCCAAGGACAGAGACACGCAGACTCCCGAGCAGATGGCGGGGCAGCGGTCGGTGTCTCAATATCTCAAGGATATAGGGTTTACCGGATGAACAGTAAGTTTGACCGCTATAATCAGTATGCCAAGAGCACGGTGTATAGCGAGCCGGAGGCGGGGAACTTCCATAATGATCTGATCCGCCGGGCGGTGGCTGAGATCTTTATGCCGCTGAAGCTGCCGACCAATGCTCAGATTCTCGATGCGGGGTGTGGCCCTGGCGTGTTCATGGATGTGCTGGCCGAGGCTGGATACATCAATGTGCATGGGGTGACTCTAAGCCCGGATGACATCGAGGTGTGCCGGTCGAAGGGGTTTACGGTGCATGACTGCGACATCAGTGACCTGTTTAGCCCTAATGGTGCGCTTGATGTGGTTTGGTGTCGGCATGCGATTGAGCACAGCCCGTTTCCGTTCTTTACCCTATTGGAGTTCAATCGGGTTTTGAAAGTGGGTGGTTTGGCTTACATCGAGGTGCCAGCGCCCGCGTTAATGCGAAGGCATGAAGAGAACTCGAATCACTATTCGATTCTGGGCAAAGAGATGTGGCAGGCGTTGTTTACGCGCGCTGGGTTTGAGATGGTGGGGTCTTGGGAGTTGGGTTTGACCCTGAATATCGGGGAGCAGGCTGTTCCTGAGTTGTTTTATGCCTGGGTGATCAAGAAATGCACGTCTATCCCAAACGAGAATTAATGGAGCGGATGAACCGATTCTGGGATGACCGGGATCGCGGCATTGGCATGGAGATGTTCTCCGACTTTTGCGGGATACCGATGACTACGTTGAAGCGGGTGTTCCGAAAAAAGGACTTGGAGATGTCCGAGCAGGTCCAGATTTGGGTGTCTAAGGCCCTGTGGGAGTGGGAGCAGGGGCGAGTAGGGGTTCGTCGCCGGGTAAACGGCATGAAGTTCTGGGAATATCGCCGGGAAGTGCGCCCCCCTCTTAAGCGGAGTTGGGGGCTACAGGTTGTTGATGGGCGGATTCGCATGGATGTGGGGGTGCGAAACCGGGCTGATTACTCGCGTCCCACTTTGGAAGAGCAGTTGGAGAAGAAGTGATGGCCATCAAACGGGACTATAACTGCCGCAAGCACGGATTCTTTGAGGCGTGGGAAGCCGTTTGCCCGCAAGGGTGCACGACAGGGATCAAGATTGCCTTACTCAAAGCCCCAGGAATGATTTCCGGGCGCACCAAGTCGGCTGATCAGACTGTGAAGGGGCTGGCTCAAGATTTTGGGATGACAAACCTCAAGAGCACTCGAGAGGGTGAGCATCAAGAGGGGTATTTGACCCGCAACAACGCCCCGCCGCCCGAACCGCGGCCTGGTGCTGGGGTAATTTGGGGCGGTGACAGCCGCTACAGCATGCAGAATGTCCTGGCTGGGGGCGCTGTAAGGAGTGTGCGCGGGGAATCTGTTGGATTTAACCCGCAAGAGGCGGGTAATCTCCGCGGACCCCAGGCAGCCAGCTTTATGCAAGACCATGAAGGGCTAAAAGTTAAGTCATGATTATCCCGACAGATCCTGTAGAGCGTCAGCGCCTGTATTTGGACCTTGTAGAAAAGTGTTTTGTCTCCAGGGACGACCGCAAGGGCGATTACAGTAGTTTGCGCTCTTGGTATCTGTTTGGTGCTGGCCCTGAAGAGTCCCCGGCGCACTACAACAAGATTTACCCGCACATCGACCAGTTGACGTCGTTCTTGTTCAGTGCGGACACCACCCGGTTCTCAATTAACCTGGGGGCTTCAGTGCATGAGATCGAGCACACCAAGGTTCCGGTGCTCACGCAGGCCCTGAACGACCGTTGGCTGGACTCAAACGGCGACCAAGTGTTCGCAATGGCCCTAACATGGGCACTTGCTTACAACTCGACGTTCGTGAAGTTGATCATGAGGAACGGCAGCATCCATCCCTACATGGTGGAGCCGGGGTCTATGGGCGTGCTGCGCGAAGACTCGCCCTATACCGATCGCCAGGAAGCCCTGGTGCAGACTTACTACATCACCAAAACCGACCTGGCCCGGCGCCTGTATGGGCATCCCAAGCGCAACTCCATTATGCAGCGGGTGTCGGAGGCGCAGCACCAGCCGACGCATGTCCCCGAGGGAATTGACCGGATTGTGATGTCGCAGACCAATCCCACGATTTATGGGACGGTCAACCTTGACCTGTATGGCTACAACCGCATGAAGGCGCGTGTCGCTGAAGACACGATTGAAATGCGGGAACTATATGTTTGGAATGACGAGACAAATGACTATCAGGTGGTGACTGTAGCCGATCCTGATGTGGTTATTTACGATAGGCCGGGCGAACAACTGTTTTTGAAAGGCGAATTGCCGTTTATTCAGATTACGCCCAACCCTCAATACGATTATTACTGGGGTCAGTCAGAAGTTCAGAAGCTGATCTATCTCCAACAGATGCGAAACCGCCGCATGACGGAGATCTTGGATCTTCTGAGTAAACAAGTGAATCCGCCGATGGCTTTGATGGGTTTTACCGGGATTCTGGACGAAAAGAACTTTGCTCTGAACCGCGCTGGCGGGCTTTTGTCCAACGATATGCCAAACGGCAAGGTGGAGAAGTTGGCTCCTGAAATGCCCGCGGATCTTTTCCGTGAGTTGGATAGCATTGACGCCATGTTTGCGGAGGCATCGGGTATTTCGTCGGTGTTGTCGGGTCGCGGCGAGACGGGCGTGCGATCGCAGGGGCACGCGTCTCAGTTGGCGCGCCTGGGTTCTTCTCGAGCCAAGAAGCGTGCGTTGATTGTGGAAGATGCGTTGGCCAAGATGGCGACTCTGTATCTAAAAGCGATGCAGGTTTACGACGCCACCATGTATACAGGCGCCAATGGTGTAAAATTCATAGCGGAGCAGTTCACTAAAGACTTTATGGTTAAAGTGGATGCTCACTCCAATAGCCCAATATTTATGGAAGATATGAGGCAATTGGCTTTTAATTTATTTAAGGCTCAAGCAATCGACAAAGAAAGTTTGCTTGACTTACTTGACCCACCGATGAAACAGTTGCTCAAAGATAAACTGAAGAAGCAAGAGCAGCGTCAGGCGGCTCAACCTCCCCAGGAGCAGAAAAGCAAGTAATGGCTGAAGAGGTTAAACCAAAGGCTGATCAGCCTCGCGTTGGGACGAAAGATCTGACGCGCTCTTCGCCATCTATTGAATATAGAATCAGCTCTATTCGTATGTCCGGCCCGCGCGCATCGACGCGTAGTTTTGGCCGCGTTGAAGGGAGGTGATTCTATGTACAAGTCCGTCAAGCGTGGCTCTCGTAAGGGACGCCGTCATTGATGGCTTCTTGCAACTCTAGCAATGAAAGGAGGTTAACAATGGCGAAGCGTCGTGGCCGTAAGGCGAAGCGGTAACTAACACGCTGCTATAGGCAGCTGTTAAACCCTCATCTGCTGCTGGGGACGGATGTAAAATATATCCTCAGCTTGACTTTGCTTATTCTTGGCGAGTAGCCAGGGAATACTTTTGTTGGAGGCCAACGTGGTAGACCGCGTTATGGAGATGTTGAGAGCGCAGCAGGCGCCTGAGATGGCTGCCCCGCCGCCCCCTACGGGTGATGCGGCTGCTCCTCCTATGGCGGCGCCGATGGCGACTCCCGAGCCGAAGATGGGGACTCGTGAGGCAGCCCTCATTAACGTCGGCATGGCTATGGACCTCATCGAACAGTCTCTACCGGCTGTTGGATCTGAGACGGAAGAAGGCCAGAAGCTGGTCGCGGCTCTTCGATCCTTGACGGGTGTGATGGGTCAGCGCCGGGAGAAAACCGGCGAACTTCAGAACGCCGAGATTCTTCAGCTTCTCCAGAACTTGCCGCAGGCTGGTGGTGCCAGTCCTGAGATGAAGGCAATGGCGGGGATGCCAGCTATTCCTGGCATGGCACCGGGTGCGGGCGGGATGCCCCCTGGTGCGATGCCTCCTCCGATGCCGGGTGGCGGGATGCCGCCGCCTGGGATGCCCCCGGCGCCTGGGCCTGCTGGCGCTCCGATGCCCGGCGCGGGTGGTCCGCCCGGTATGATGCCCCCGATGTAGGAGTCTACAATGGATCTTTTTAAGCCTCGCGGGGCTTCTGCTCCCCGCCGCCCGACTGACAACAACCAGCAGAATGGTCAGATCATCAACACGCCGCGTTACGCGACTCTTGGTGGCCTGAAAAGCGCTTCTGCGACTGGCCCGAAAAACTCGATGGGCATTAAGCCGCCGGGTGATGGCCGCAAGGTGATCTGAAATGTCTTTGGAAGATCTTAGCCCGGATGCCGTCAACGAACTGGCCTTTTTGGCTCGTCGTCTGGCGGAAAGCCCGGAAACGCGCAAAGATTTCCTGCGCCTGACAAAGCGCGTAACGCCGAACATGCCGATTCCCGAGATTGAGATTGAGGAATCGACCAACAAGGTGTTGCAAGCCGCGGAACTGCGCGTTCAGCAGCTGGAATCCAAGCTGCAAGAGAAGGAAGCACGCGAGGAGTTGGAACGCCGTCGCCAGGCGCTGGTTAAGCGCGGCAAGGTGTCCGACGAATCCGAAATCGAAGAGGTGGAGAAGATCATGCTCGAGAAGGGCATCACCTCTCATGAAACCGCTGCGGACTACCACAAGTGGATGCGTGAGGCAGCCGCCCCCACGCCCACGGCGTTCAATATGAACGTCATCGACCAGAAGGCCAGGGACACGCTCCAGGCTTACTGGAAGAACCCGCAGCGTGCGGCGCGTGACGAAGCGTTTAAGGCTCTGCATGAGTTGCGGAAGAACCCGCGACCCATTGGGCTGTGATTTTTTTGTGTTAACAACCCGGAGATAACCCATGCCCATCGGCGGTGGTATTCTTCCATCTTCCGGCTCTACGCAGTACACCGAGCTAACTTACGTTACTCGTCGCGCGTTTATCCCGAAGCTGGTCGTCCAGATCTACAACTCTACGCCGCTGATGGCGGCGCTGATTGCTAATAGCCAGCAGGCTACGGGCGGTGTTTCGTCCGTGACTGTGCCGGTGCAGGGCAGTCAGTTCATCAACGCTCAGTGGTCCGACTACAGCGGTTCGTTCAATCAGCCGTCTGTGCAGCAGGGCGCTTACAACGCTGAGTTTAACCTGAAGCTGATGATTGCCCCCGTGCCGTTCCTTGGCATGGAAGGTGCGGTGCAGCAGGATCACGCGGTTATTCCGCTGATCGAAGCGCGCATGAATGACGCTACTAACGTCATGATGGATGCGATGGCGACTGCGCTCTACACCAACACCACCAACACGCAGCAGTTCATTGGGCTGCCGGGTGCGGTGGATGATGGCACGACTCTCAGCACCTACGGCAACATCACCCGCAGCACCACGCAGAACACTTGGTGGCGCTCTAAGGTGTATGCCGCGGGGTCGGTGAACCCGACTCGCCAGAACGTGCTCCAGTATATCTCTGGCACGGTCAAGAACGGTGCGGAAGTTCCGTCCTTTGGCGTCTGTGGCTTTGGCACCTGGACCCTGCTTGCTCAGGACTATGTGGGCCAGGAGCAGTATGTCATCACGCCGGGTTCTGGCTTTGATGGCGATGCCAATGGCCCGCAGGCCGCGTTCCGCGCTCTGATGGTCGCTGGCGTGCCGATCTACCCGGACCCGTATTGCCCGGAAGGCACGGTCTACTTCCTGAACACAAACTATCTGTCTCTGTATATCCATGACCAGGGCAGCTTTGTGTTTACGGGTTTTGAATCCACCCTGCCCAACTGGCAGATTGGTTATGTCGGTGCGGTTCTCATGATCGCGGAGTTGGTGAATACCAAGCCTCGCGCCATGACGAAGGTGACCGGCTATAACAGTCTGTCGATCTAAGGAGGCGCGAACATGGCTCTTGGTCTGAACAAGATCCTCGTCGCAAACGCTTCCGCCAACACGCCCGCGGCATACTTCCTGCCGGTCACGGTGTCGAATGTTGGCGCTGGCAACGCGACGGCGATGACAAACGCTCAGTTCATCCCGGCGGGCACCTATCTGATGCTCCCGGCGGCGAACGTGACGATTGAGGTGAACAACTATACGGGCACTGCCAATAGTTGGACCACCCTTCTCGCCAACAACACTGGCGGGGTGCTTATTTCTGACGGCTTCAACGTCCGCGCTAACGCGACGACGGGGACGCAGTCGGTGACCCTGCTGACGGTGAACGGTGGTCAGGCTGTCTCTGGCACCTTCTTGACCTAAAGGAGGTTACCTTGGGTAATCCTAACGCCGTTTCCAGCAACACGCAGGACGATTTTGGCAACTATCGTCTTGCGTTTGTTTCTGGCACGCCGATCAACGCCACTGGCAATGCCGTTGTCGCCCTCCCCATTCTGGGGGGCGGCATTGGCACTGGCTACGGCAATGGCTCGTATATCATCCGCAGGATTACGGTCACCAACCCGTCCAACATCGCTGGTGGCACTGTCCCCAGCATGACGGCGGGCAATGTGACTGTCCTGACCAGTTCTGACGGCAATACGTCCAACGCGGTGACCACTACTGGCGGTCAGACGCTTGGCAACGTGTCTGCTGCCAACACCTGGCAGGATCTGACGCTTGCTGCGGGCGCTGCGACGACGGCTTACACGGCTCCTGCCCTTTTCCTGAAGGTGGGTGTTGCTGTGGCCAACTCCGCGGTGAACATTTCCGTCTACGGTGATGTGGTAAACCTCTAATGCCGTCAGTTTGGGTCACCAACGCGACGGATGAGGTTCTAGAGGATGGTTGGGCTGGGAATCGGTATCGGTTCTCGCCCAATCAGTCTTTGGAAGTGCCGCATGAGGCTGCCCAGCACATTTTTGGTTGGGAAATTGAGGACAAGGTGCCGTTTTTGTCCCGCCTTGGCTGGGTGAAGACGAGCAATGATGTTCCCAATGGCATGAAGCGCCTGGAGGCCTTTAAGATTTCGGCGGAACCGCCGGAACAGAAGTCATCCGGGCGGATGAAGCTGGTCAAATGAGTTGGGGCATGAATGACGACGCTTTCCCAATACATCACGCAGTGCCGTCGTCTGCTGCATGATGCCAATGCAAACTTTTGGACTGACACAGAGTTAACGGACTACATCAACTCCGCCAGGCAGCGTCTGGTGCGAGATACCGGGTGTTTGAGGACTATTCAGACCTCCGCCACGGTCACAAATCAGGAAACCTACACGTTTGCATCGTTGCCGCAGGCAGCGAACACGATGGACATCCTGAACATCAACATTTACTGGGGCAATACGAGGATTCCGCTGCGGTATCTGCCGTGGACTCAGTTTAATGCTGAACTGCGGTTTTGGCAGAACTATATTGGTCGCCCCATAGCTTTTACGATGTATGGTCCGCAAACGATCTACATTGCGCCGGTTCCTGATCAGGTTTACACAATGGAACTGGATACGGTGATCCTGCCAGCGGATTTGGTTAATGGGACCGACGTAGACTCTATACCAGAGCCTTGGACGACGCCTGTGGCTTACTACGCTTGCTACACGGCAAAGTTTAAGGAGCAATCGTATGGTGAAGCCGAGATTTTCAAAGACCAATACAAACAACAGGCGCTGTCGGTCTTGAATACGACCTTTACGCGCCGGATGCCTGATCCCTACAGCACTCCATATTGATCATGCCCGCGGCAGAGCAAAAAAAGTCTTACCAGGTCGCGAAGAACTTTAAGGGCGTAAATACCCAAGCAAATCGCACGGCTATTGATCAGGACGAGTTTGCTTGGCTCGAAAACGCCCAGCCCATTGGCTACGCCAATATCAAAGTAGTGCCTGCTGCTTCTAATGTCACCATTAGCGGAAGTGCAGTGACGTGGGGCAATACGGTGTCGGCCCTGTATTCGGTCAACATCAACAACACTGATTATGTGTTGGCGTTTGAGTCTGACGGGCGGTGCGAATACTACAACATCACAGCTGGGTCCAAAGGCAACGTCGCGTCTGCCGGCAAGTTTTCTGCGTCTGGCGTGCAGGTCGCACAGTGGAAGAACGATCGAGTTCTTATTCTTGATCCCGATAAGGGGTTGTATAACTGGGATGGAACCGATGTTCTCTCTATTGGCTCTGTTGGTGGTTACGGCATCACTAATGGCGGTTCGGGATATACATCCGCTCCATCTGTGACTATTGGCGCGCCCAATGAAGCCAATGGAGTACAGGCTACAGCCGTAGCGTCAATTACCGGCAATGCCGTATCTGGTCTGACTTTCACAGAGCCAGGATCTGGATACACCAGCCCTCCGACAGTCACGTTCAGTGGTGGCGGCGGCACTAATGCCGCGGCAGTTTGTTCTGTTCTTAGTTTTGCCAAAGGTACAGCAGCAGCGGCTGTTCTTAGTGGCGGCACTGGTTATACGACCGCTGGCTTCCCAACGGTGACATTTACTGGCGGTGGCGGCACCAACGCTGCTGGTAGGGCTATTGTGTCGGGCAACACGGTTGTCGGCATTGTGATGACCAACAATGGCACTGGCTATACATCCCCGCCGACTGTCACATTGTCTGGTGGCGCTGGTAGCGGAGCAATCGCCAAAGGCGTGGCGACCGTCAATTCCAACATAGATGTGCAAACGTTTTCGGGCCGTGTTTGGATTGCTCAGGGCCGTGTCGTGTTTTACTCGGCGGTAGGGTCATACAATGACTTTGTGTCGATCAGTGTTGGTAGCATTTTCCTGACCGACTCTACGCTACACAGCAACATTGTCTCTCTTTTGTCTGCCAACAACTTTCTTTACGTTTTTGGCGACGACTCGATCAACGTGTTCTCTGACGTGCGCGTGCAATCCAACGGCACGACCACGTTCACGAATACCAATGTGTCAGCGTCGATCGGCACTAAACGGGCATCAGGGATTTTCCCGTATTTCCGCAGCGTGCTGTTCATGAATGACTACGGGGTTTACGCCCTGGTGGGGTCAACGACGAGCAAATTGTCAGACCCCCTGGATGGCATCTTCCCTCTGATTGACTTTACGCAGCCGGTCACTGGTGGCCAGGTTCTGTTAAACAACATCCTGTGTGCGGCGTGGTCGTTTACTTACAACGATCCAGTTTTGGGTGCGCGGCCTATCCAGGCGGTGTTTTTTAACAAGCGTTGGTTTTTCACCAGCCAGGGCACGCTCAAATATGTCACTACGGTGCCGGTCAGTGGGTTTATCCGACTGTATGGCACTTCCGGCACTAATCTGGTGCAGTTGTATGGCGACAGCACAACATCTCCAGGCGTGACCATCCAAAGCGCCCTATGGCCTATGCAAGATCCAATCAGGGATAAGCAGGCCCTTAAGTTTGGCGTTGAAGCCACTCTGTCGTTGGCTGGGCCGGTATACCTGACGGTTGATAGCGAAGTTGGATCAAGTCCTGTTTACACCCAGCAAACAACAGGCACTTGGGTAAACAATGCGAATAACGTAATTGGGTGGGTAAATAATTCATCCACCACAATAAGCTGGCTCAACTCCGGGTATACTCTTTATAAGTCAGACGCCCAGCAGTATGGCAAATACTTAGGGTTAACTATAACCTCGAATACAGCCGCGTTTGTTTTGAATACCCTGGAAATGGAATACGAACTGAGGGCGAGGTTCTGATGGCTCTGCCAATCACAATCAACTACACGTTTGGGTCATCAACGGCGGCAATCCCGCTTTCCAACCTTGATGCCAATTTTACAACTGTCGTTAACGCGATCAATGGAATTGGCAATGGCACCAACAGCCTGGCTAATGTGTCGATCACTGGAGGCACTGTTACTGCAACTGGACTGATTTCTGCGTCTGCTTCAGGAATCAGGTTTAGTGACGGCACTACGCTTACTACTGCGTCCGCAATTACACCCTCTGCTGCTGTTGGGTCTTTTAGCAATCTTAAGGTTAATTCATCTGCGGGAACTGCAAATACAGCAGTAACTGCGAATGAAGTTGTTTTAGAAAACTCAACCAACTCCTATTTTACTGTCAGGTCAATATCTGTTTCTATTAGTTCTGGCAGCGTTGGTGTGGCTAATGGTCTGGACAGCGGAACTGTCGCTGCAAATACTTGGTATAGTATTTGGCTAATCTATAACCCGACCACTCTTGCTACCGCTGGTTTAATGTCTACGAGCGCTACGGCGCCGACATTGCCCAGTGGCTATACGTTCAAAGCAAGAGTTGGATGGATTAGGACGAGCGGCACTGCGTCTCAAAATCTTGGCATTATTCAATATGGCAAGCGCGCTCAGTATATTGTTGACGGCACGGTGTTAACAAAGTTTCCGCAAATTGCGTCTGGTTCAACGGCTAGCGGAAATTGGGTTGCTTATGCGGTATCAACATTTATGCCATCAACGGCATTTATCATGCGTGCTGTAGTTGCTGGGAATCCTGGGTCTGCAAACTTTACATCTATTGGACCTAATTCCAATTTTACAACTACCGGAGCAAGCGCTTACCAAAACCCGCCTCCCATTATAGCCGGGTATACTTCGTCTCAAGGTGGCGCCATCCCTGGAGAAATTACTCTAGAAAGCACCAACATATATTATGCTTCTGGGACATCGTCCGGTGCGGCATATTGTATGGGTTGGGAAGACAATCTGTGAGGGTGTGAAATGGCCGACCCGGTGCAGGATATTAACGAGTCGATGAAAGTTGCCGGAGATGTTTTGTCTACCGGGGTGGCGGCAGGCAGTCTAATGGGTGTTCTGCCGGAAATATCTGCGGTTTGTGCCATCGTATGGTATGGCATCCGAATCTGGGAAAGCGAAACTGTAAAGGGCTTGTTTAACCGCAAGTAAGGAGACGTATAATGGGTATTCAAGCCTTTACGGAAATGGGCAACACGGTGGCGTTTCTTGCTTCGACCAGCGCCCCTGCGCCTGTGCAGGCAATCTCAACGACGCTAGGTGGCAACCAATATCGCATCCTCAATGCGGGAAGTGTAGTTGTGTTCCTGGGGTTTGGCGTAAACGCAGCAGCTGCAACATCTACCGCGGCTGTGGTTACGTCGTCCGGGCAAGCAATCCCGCTGCTGCCAGGCACGGATGAGATCCTGACGTTCCAGCCTAATGCTTACTTCACCGGGGTTACTGCATC